AGCAGGTTTGAGCTCGAAGAGCGGCGACCTTAAAAGATTGGAGTTAGTTAATCTGGCACTGAAGTTTATGGATGGTGGTACTGATGGTAAATCGGCGCCCGAAAGCACCACGAAGAAGGGCATTCAGAACTTTGATAAGAACAAAGCCGATGTTGAAGCCCGCCGTGCAGCAAGCCAAGTACAGAAAAAAGCCATGGGTGGTAAGCTGAAGATGGTGGAAAAGGGGGGCAAGAAAGTTCCCGCTTTCGCCGCTGACGGCATCGGTAAGATGGCCAAGGGTGGTAAGACATCTAAGATGGCTATGGGCGGTAAGTGCCGGGGTATGGGCGCAGCTACCAAGGGCGGAAATTATAAGGGCTGATAGATGAACTACGCTGAACTCAGGCAGGCACTGCAGGATTACCTAGAGACGACCGAGACATCGTTCGTCAATAATATTCCTATGTTCGTTAAGCAGGCCGAGGAGCGCATCTATCGGTCGGTGCAAATCCCTGAACTTAGAAAGAATGCGACGGGCACGCTGACTTCGGGCGTTCCGTATTTGGCGCGTCCGTCGGACTTCCTTTCTGTGTTCTCGCTTGCTGTGATTGAGGCTGATGGGGACTACGTATACCTCTACGACAAGGACGTGAACTTCATCCGCGAGGCTTACCCGCGTGCTTCCACGACGGGCGTGCCCAAGTACTATGCCCAGTTCGATGGTGACCAGACGGGGCTAAGCGATGGCAACTTCATTCTTGGGCCAACCCCGAACGCAGCGTACAGTGTGGAGCTGCATTACTACTACGACCCCCCATCTATCAGCACCACATCGACCTCGTGGCTTGGTGAGAATGCCGAATCTGCGCTGTTGTATGGCTCGCTGGTTGAGGCGTACAGCTACCTGAAGGGTGACGGGGATATGTTGCAGCTATATACCGGCAGGTATAATGAAGCTATGATGCAGCTGTTCGGTATTGACCTACGGTCAAAGCGGGATGATTACCGTGACGGAACGATGTCTAGAACCGGAGGGGCAGGCTAAGGCCGCACTCAAACTTAGGAGGCCAGAATGGCAATTACTCAGGCGCTATGCACGTCTTTCAAAGTAGAGATTCTGCAGGCTATCCACAACTTCACGACGTCCACTGGGGATGTGTTCAAGCTGGCTCTTTACACGAGCTCGGCCAACCTAGACGCGGCAACAACGGTGTACTCAGCGACAAATGAAGTAGGCAACTCGGGCACCTACACGGCTGGTGGTGGCACGCTTACGAACGTCACGCCGACATCGTCGGGCACGACAGCCTTCTTGGACTTTGCAGACATCTCGTTCACCTCTGCGACCATCACTGCGCGTGGCGCACTGATCTACAACTCGTCCAAGTCCAACCGTGCTGTAGCCGTGCTTGACTTTGGTTCGGACAAAATCTCTACGACGGGTACATTCACCGTACAGTTCCCAGCGGCCGACGCAAGCAACGCCATCGTCCGCATCGCCTAAATCTAGGAGGTTGTCATGGCTAACACGACCCTAACGGGCTGGGGCCGTGGCACTTGGTCTTCTGGTGCTTGGGGTCAGGCAATACCCGTCGAAGTTACTGGTGTGGTCGCTACTGGCGATGTTGGTAGCGTAACCGTAACTGGAACCGCGCTTGTAACCCCTACAGGTGTGTCCGCCTCTGGCGCAGTTGGTGACGCTATTGGCCGCGCCGGTGCAGATGTTTCTGCTACAGGAGTTTCCGCCACCGGCCAAGTGGGGCAGGCTCAGGTCGCAGCAGGTGCAGTCGTAATTTCAACTGGGGTTTCCGCTACGGGGCTTGTCGGTAACGCGCTAGTATGGGGGTGGATACGTCCGCCTACGGCAGATAACTGGGATGACATTGGCACCACAAATGTACCTGTCTGGACAGCTGTTACTCCTTCAGGTGGTTCGCTGTGGACACAAGTTGACCCACCTGATATAAATACATGGACACCTGTGGCTCCAGCCACTACGCCCACATGGCAAGACATCACTACGTGAGGATAACCTATGCCCAGTACATATACTAATAACCTCGGGATCGAACTGCCGGCAGATGGCGAACTTGATGGTGTATGGGGGGATGTTGTCAATGAAAACATGGACATCCTCGACCGGGCCATCAACGGCGTATTAAACCTAACGCTAAGTGGTACGTCGTCCACGCTCACCACATCTAACGGCGTTTTGTCCGACGGGCAGTATAAGCTCCTAAAGCTTGACGGCACCCTTAGCGCTACGCACACGATCACAATCTCCCCAAACGACGCGGAGAAGATTTACTTCGTACAAAACAATACCGCACAGACCGTGGAGTTTAACCAAGGGTCTGGCGCTAACGCACTTGTTTTTGCTGGCGATAGCGCAATTGTTTACTCCAACGGGGCTGGCGCTGCTGGAACCGTTATAAATCTAACTGACACGCTCGGTATGGACTCAGTGAACATCACGGGCGGCTCGATCACGGGCCTCGCTAGCTTGGGCCTTTCTAGCACAGGCCCATTCCTTCTTTTTGCCGAAACTGACACCACGGACACGGACGCAAGAATACGCCTAGCTTCTGGCGATCTTATATTTTCCACTGTTACCGATGCAAATGTTGAGGTTCGAGAAAACATGCGGATCGAATCCGGCGGCAACGTCGGTATCGGGACTAGCGACCCGTTTGCAAACTTGGAAGTATCTTCCACCACTAGCCCAACCGCGGTCTTCATTGCGTACATCTCGGGCACCACCATGACTGTCACAGGCATAACGTCCGGTGCGCTTGCTGTAGGTGATCGGGTATTTAGCACCGGCGTAGAGTGGAACACGGTTATTACAGCACAGACCAGCGGAACCACAGGCGCCAGCGGCAACTATACGGTCAACAATAGTCAGACAGTTAGCTCAAACCCCGGCCAATCCATGTCCTCTGTCGCTGCGGGTAAAAGCGTACTACGTCTGACTGACACCGACACTAGTGAGGTGGAAGGACAAACAACTGGGGCCGTTGAGTTCTTTAGTTCCGACGTTAACGCACCCGGTGCAGGGGTTAAGGGTTACGTGGCTGTTATTGCTGAGGACTCTACCCCCGATAGCGCAATGATCTTTGGGACTAGCAATGACACTGCCAGCACCCTAGCGGTAGAGCGCATGCGGATTGACTCTGCAGGTAACGTCGGAATTGGGACAAAAACCCCAGTATCTCCGCTTCACGCTTACTTCACTAATGCGACAACCTACGGTGATGGCACAGCTGCTCTTACTACCGGCAACCTTATCCGCGTCCAAAACGATTCGGAGGTGAATGATACTTACAGCGGCATTCAACTTGCTTCAGAAAACGCTGCTGGAACCACTGGTTGGTGGTCAATCGCTTCCGTTTCGACATCTTCAAACTACGATAACCACCTTGTGTTCAACACCAGAACTGGGGCTGAGACTTATGCAGAGCGTATGCGCATCGACAGCACAGGTGACGTAGCAATTGACACCGATACGCTGCTTGTTGACGCGGTCAATGATCGCGTAGGTATCAACAAATTGGTTCCGACGGTGGCGCTTGACGTAGTTGGCGCGGCGAATTTTACTGGAAATGTTACTATTGAAAGCACTGGCCCCGCCATAAATTTTGATGAGACGGACACCACCGACGAAAACTTTAGGGTTCGAGTTTCTGGTGGAAGTTTGCTTATTGAAACCCTTAACAGTGATTTTACTACGCTAATTCGACAGAACATGAGTATTAGTTCTACTGGCAACACATCCGTTGATTCGGGCACTCTGTTCGTAGACGCAGTAAACAACCGTGTGGGTATCGGCACCACCAGCCCCGCGACGGCCTTCGAAGTGAGCGGGCAATCCTCTTTCTCTGATGGTACTGCCGCCGCGCCGTCCATAACCAACACGGGCGACACCAACACAGGTATCTTCTTCCCCGCTGCTGATACGATTGCCTTTGTGGAGGGTGGAACTGAGGTAATGCGTATTAATAGTTCGGGTGACGTTGGGATTGGTACGACTGCACCTCTTTCACCCCTTCAAGTCAACGGAACTAATGGTGAAGTTTTACGAATTTCCACTACTGGTGACGCAGGAACACAACAAACTTTTGGTTTAGGCTTTGCCACAGCCACAGGTAATACTAATCCAGCGGCAGCGATTTATGCCGAAGAGCTTGACGCATCAGACGCCCGCGCTGGTTTGAATTTCCTTACACGCGGATCGAATAGTGACACAGCCCCAACTCAAAGGTTGTTTATCAGTGATCAAGGGGTGGTTACTATTTTTGATCTTGCTGGAACAGGTTCGCGGACAGTCACCGCAGGCTCTGGTGGTAGTTTGGCGGCAGCTTCTGACAGTCGGTTGAAAGAAGAAGATACAACCGCGTCACTTCCCGGTCTGGCTGAGATCATGCAGCTTGAACCACGCGCATACAAGTGGCTAGATGATATTGAGAAACGTGGAGATAATG